ACGGAAAAAAACAAGACCTCATGATTCTAATGAACCAAGCAGGTATTCGTTTTTTTCACGGTTTGTGTTCTCGATTTTTATGCATTCAATTACATATTTACAATAAGTTTTTCTTTTTGTTCCAGTTTACATATCAAAATTGAGCGCATCGAGATCGAAATCAGGGATGTACCCTTCGTCAATTTGAGCAACTGATGATCTGTCAACTTTGAATGGACCTTTGTGTTCCCAAAACATCGGGACTCCTGTCCAAGATAAATTGCTAGTCATCAGGTATTTGGACGGTTTGTAACGGTTGCATGGTATCCGCAATTTCAATCGTTCCATTGTTCTTATCGTGGAACCAATCATAGCACATTTTGATCTTATGTTGATATACTTTCCAGATTTTGAAAATTTCCATCGAAGTCGATATTCATCTCTTGAGTCATCGAACAAGTTAGAGAATTGCATGTATATTCCATTCGAAATGAGCCAAGTCAATTTAGCTTGTTGATCTAAGTCGTAGTCCAGAGAAAGAGAGAAGAATGCTCCACACAAAAAAGCTACAAAGTTTATACAACTTTGATCTGACGGCATGGATGGAGATTTTTTGTAAACTCCAGTCTCGAAGGCAAAGTGATCTGCTATCTTGATTAGATCCCATTTGAGCTCAGTACAATGTTGTTGTCCATGTGTTATCATCTCTGAAATAGAGTGCGATAACCCTGCTGGAACGCCAAGGACTGCCAACAACCACTCAATTTCAGTCTCAATCGGAGTAATGAGAGTCTGTGGTATTCCTTTGAACATGTCTTTGCATCTCACAGCTTTTGCTCGATCCCATTCTGAGTCAAAACTTGTCATCACTTTGTTTTCTTTGATAATTTTATTGATTGTGTTTGTGTCGATATTCCTGGTTATCTTTACCTTTTCTCTTTGATGTCCCACTATGTACACTTCAGATGAGTTCGACGAAGTAAATTCTGTTTGGACCACTTGACAATCCGAAAAGTGTTCAGATATTACCTTGAGAGCGTTGTAATCCTCATTGATTATTATGTCCAAGTATGTCTTATACACAACCCACCCTTCGGTCTTGATCAATGAGCAACAATACAAGTCAAACAAATTCAGAATTTTCTTTGCATCCTCTTTTTCTGTGACTTCCATATCAAGTATCATCAAATCATATTTCGATCTCTTCTTCTTGGATTCGTATAGCAGATAATCCCAAGTTTTCCTCTCTCTTAGATCACTTGGGTACTCCCAAACTGTGTCCAAGTTGACACAACGATGAGAATCCATCCCCAATGCACTCACAGCACTCGGGGGAGAAGGTTTTGATCCTCTAAGAGCCAAATTCTCATAAGACAGCAAGCTGTTGAACACGCCTTCTGCCTCTTTTTCCAACCTAAGCAGACAGCTTGTTATTCCTCCTGATCCATCTCCGCAACTCAAAAACCATCTGTACCTTATGTTCAAAGATTTGATGATACTTCGTATTTTGTAATGTGCACCAGTTGCCATTTGAAATAATCTGAGTCCACTTATTAATGGATTTGAGATTTTTGGAACATCAATCTTTATTGCCTTAGATTCCTGTGTTGAGAAAGAAACTTTGATTGGATATATCTTCCCATAACATTCTGGACCAAATTCCAATTTTATTTCTGATTGAACTGTTTTGATTTCTCGGAATTTTAGAGCATGACGGATTTCTTGACTTGCTTTAAAGACTCTGACATCTTCTCTCAAATGAATCATATGAGATTTAGTTTTATCCCTTGCTTCTATGTTGGTGTTTTTTATACGTCTGAGTTTCTCTGTCTTTTCTTTATTACTGCAATTCCAGAGCAATGTGTTAAAAGCAACATTCCCCAAAATCATGGGGATCTCAATTTCGTGTGAGTTGATATCTGAAAACAGGATTAAAGATTGATTTTTCTTCCTCTTTTCTAACAACCTGATTTTGAGGACTTCTCTCATCACTGACCTAAGGATTAAAGTTTGATCAAGGTTATTGAGAGGATATGAAGATGGAATCTTGTGAGGGTATTTCAATAAATATTGATTCAAATTTTTTGATCTGAACAATGTCAAGAATTGAGAGTCACTTGCGATCTTAGTTATGATACTAAGGCAGTTTGAGCCAATAGAACTGTATGGGTCTTTTAATGTGTTAAGGGATTTTCGACTTAGACAATTGAGAGTTGCTGAATTAATGATTCCTTGAATCAAGCCCTGAATGTAATGATCTGGGATTATCTTCTGGCCTATGGAGTTGGGGAACAAGGAAGACGCAATTTCACTTTGTTTTCCGCAGGAAGATAATTCACTATAAACAAATCCACTGGTTTGACCAACTTGATAATTGAGCTCTTCTTCAGAGATTGTTCTGAGGTCTATTTTGTTATAATCCCTGGTATTTCTCTCTATCCATTGATTCTCTAGATCTGGTATCCACTCTGCTACCATGTGAAGAATAGATGGGGGTTCATAAACCATTGTCGATTCAAGAAATATATCTTCAATCTCTCTCAAACATCCTTGACATGCTATATGAGAGTGATATGTGTATTGGCCAGTCTGGTAATACCCTCTCGGAAGGGCTAATTGTGTCTGCATGTGGATAATCAGCGACTGGAACATGAAATCCCAATTCTTTTCACAAATTTCACCTAAGGTGTCAGTAGTAGAGAACATCCTCATCAACACCATAGGAGATATAGCGTTGAATCCCCCATTACTCTGTCTCTCAGTGCTGAATCTGTGGATGGCAGATCCTGTTCTCTTTTTGTCTTCGCTCTGAGTTTCTATCTCAATGCCAGTGACAGACTGGATCAAGTTAGAAATCGATTTGGCAAGATTGGAATCTGGTTTAACGAACCAGTTGATGCTATTTCTCATCTTCATTACTCTTTTGATAAATGGAATCTTGGACTCCTTTTCCCAGGGGGTTATGATCGAAGTTCCTTCTGAAGTTGTAGAACCTAAATATGGGATTGTCTTTCCTCTTTGATTTTCCAAATAATCACTATCAACATTGAGCACTGTAGTCAAATAAGGTCCTTTTGATCCGTCTCTGCATTCGCATTTGGACATATGGGTCGGATTATCCAACAGTTCAGAAGGATGTGGTATAGTCATTCCTACAATGTTATCACTCCATGAGATCTTCCTCAAAACGTCTGCTTTAGTACTGGAGCAGTTCCATCCTAAAGATTGGACAACTATGTCTCTGCTCAACTTTGATAATGCTTTAAATTCACACTCAACGACTTTCCTATCAAAGTCATCCCTCATGGAATCTTTGAAGTTTCTACGAATGGTCCTGGAGTTCTCATACAAAGAAACAAATGAGTCTTTTATTCCACAGACTGTCCCAGCTTTGAGTTGACTTATGAATTTTGGAAATATCGGTGAAATACTCCTCAAAAAGACCAGCAATTCGTTTTCGTAATGTTGACCTATTACTGTGACATCTCTGATGATTTTGTTTTCTATTTTTGAGACGTTCGCTAGCATGTTGGATTTGATTTCATTTCGAAGGAGGGTGATGGGGCTCAAACCTCTAGGAATATTTATTGAAGTCGGATCTTCCAATAGAGATTGTAAATCATCTAATGATCCTGGTTTCACAACTGGATTTCCGCAGTCTGCAGCAAGATTTTTGATAAACTGATCCTTAGCATTATCGTAGATAATTTTCCAAAAAGACAAGCTTTCTGTAATGGGATCAGCAAAATTCCGGATCATAAACCTGTTGAGATTCATTCCACTCACTCCTCCTATGCTGGGATCTAAAAATAGAGACTTGATGCAGTAGGCTTCTCTGTTCTTCTTAATGATGATCATATCATTTAAGCAAGGGTCAAAGATCTCTAATATATTTCTGGCAAAATTCCCGAAGAAATTGTAATTTAGAATAGGATCACAAATCGATTGGGAAAAATGTGAGATTGACAAGGCTGTTGATGAAACTGTACTCATGATGTTTGCAATATTCGGCAAATTGTCGTTTGAGTAACTTGAAACTCTTGCCCATCTCTTGGTCTTTAGTCCTAGAATGTTTCCTCTATAAACTGGAACTTTCCCATAGTTCAGAAATTCGGTCGAGACCATCGTCTCATCCATGTTGATTATCAGCCCCAGTTGATTGGCCCCTATTTTGATATCGTCCATTATGTTTTTGTTTTGTTTCAATATCTCTTTAGTGCACAATCTCCGTGACTCTTCATCAGAAGCAGTGATCTTAAATTGAGTGCATATGATTTGATTGTCGCCTTGAGCTAACAGTTTAATTCTGGTATTACGTTTCCTGCTGATCCTATCTAAAAGGATCACATTGAGGATTGACCAGCCCTTTTGTCTGAGGCCCTCTAGTCCTCCTGCTTGTCCTTTCCAACAACTTCTGATGCTTGTAGCTTGTTCTATGCCGCGACTAGTTGCTCTAAGGAGAGATCTATCTCCTGCATAATAAATCAAGCTCTTTTCAAAAAACTCGTGTGTCCTTTCGAACAAATTCGGATATCCCATGAACTGACCCATCACTCGGAAGACATATTTGTTTGATTCTTTTCTTTGATGATTGTTCCACTTAGAATAGTCAATGTGGTTGGCAATGGTTATGCTACTGTAATCTGATGTCCCTTGACCGTCAGACCTACTGAGCAATTTCATCATGACCCCTTTTAAATCATCTGCCATTGTCAGACCATCATACAAGTGAATGAAATTAGTCTTGATCAAATACTCTGTTATCACAAAATATTCTCTCAACTTCCATGACAAGAGAGCGAAATACCTCCCGATAATTTTTAGCTCTCTTTCTTTTGCTTTGAGTCCAATTAACAACCACTTTTCTTCCAAGCCCTTGTCATTAATTTCTTGCAGAAACTCTTTCCAGTTAGTGGCTTCAGTTTTAATCAATGTGTCCAAGACTCTCAATGTCTTGCATGGGCCTTTGCGATTCTCAGATATGTCTTTGATAAGTTCGTCTAGTGTTACAGAATGTGCTTTGTCGCTGTAGATTTGGGTTGGATCTATAAAATCTGGGATCTCGAAGCATTTTTTGAGGGGCAATTTGTGATAATTGTCTCCGTAATCGGCTAAGACTTTAGAAGGAGGCCACAAATCATTGTCTATATATTCCTTGAGAGGATCTTTCTGTGGGACCAGTTTCTTTTCTACCATCCATTCTCGTCTTTCTTGGAATTTTTTCTCGAGAACTTTGAACGCTAAATCACTGGCTAGAGCTTGAGCCAGGTTGTCATCTATTGTCTTTTTCATCGTTACTTGTTCGTGCAATTTCTCCAAACCTTCTATAAAATTTATGTACGGATGCCCCCATTGTCTGAAAGATCCATAAACTGATAATTTAAACTCCAAATTCTTGTTGATGTTTAGCAAATTGGATATTTGTCGAGGAAAGTCAAAACCCTTTCTCGAAAAGGCTAGGATCTCGTCTTCTACGAATTTATCAAACTCACTTTCCAATTTGATTTCTGGTCTTATTTTCTGTGCATTTTCTATCAAATCTTTGTTGGCTATGGGCTCAATGAATTTGAAGCAATCGTATGCATCATTCCCATGTTTCTTCAATTCTAAATCCCCCAAGCTCCACATTCTGATCAAGCCATCTAAGTCATCCGGTCCGAATGAATCATCGACCCTGTTTAAGCATGAGAGGTAAGCACATACTCGGGCATTAAGGACGTCCTTGATCATCAGAATGAATGTTTTGTCTAACAAATACCCGCTTTTCAATAAAATACAATTGTCCCCCAAGAAAAATTCTCCGATCCAAGGAAAGTCGAATAGAACTAAACCTTTTGCACTTTCTTTTTTAGGAAGAGACTTGATGTAGAACTCAGAAATTCTCTTTTTTCTGTTGTTGATCAAAATTGTTAGTATCGTCATCTCAATAAGACCTTGACCCCATACTCGAACTATTTGGTGTTTAATAATTTTTTCGGTTTTTTCAATATATGGTAAATTCATTTGTCTGAGAAATATTTTTGGTATCTCAAGTGTGACATTGGAATCTTTAAGCGTTTTTGCCAATATCTTATCAAACCATGATGTGTTGCATCTATCTTTTCTCAATATGAGTCCGAACCACTTGTGATTTTCCTTATGACTGATTAAATTCACTTTGCTTTTTATCAATAATGTGTCATTCTCTCGATTCTCAGTAGTGCGTAAATTTCCCTTTTTAAAATTTTCTGCTCTTTCATTGAAGTCAGACAAAAGAGGGGAACTGAGATTGTAATCTGATAAATTGAGGGTTTCAACAGGCCGATTCCTCGTAAAACTCTCTTCATCTTCGAATTCCAATACATTGTAATCATCGTCAAATTCAAAATCCATGTTGTCTTAAAACTCTATTATTCATTGTTAGTTTTTTTCATGTTACCAATCGGCGCCTCCTGATCTTTTGCCCCGCGTGATCTTAATCAACAAGAGGATCCCTAACCCGCTGCAAACTCCGACAACAATCATCCAGGAGTTGTTTGCCCATTTTCTGATTGAGTCGATCCATGAAAGGTTGAATCCTTTCCATGTATAATTTTCTTTCGCACCAAGATAAGATTCCCAAGTCTCGTGACTTCTGCTTCCAAGGTCGTGCAGTATGACATTGTGTTTGACTCTCCTCACCTCGTCCTCTTCAAAGCTTTTGATCAATTCCTGGAAATTGTCAGCTCCGAAATAAGGATGGTACACCTTCCCATTTAGCTCGAAAATCCCATTGACACACCACCTAAACCCATCTGTCCCATTAACCCATTCTGGGCATTTGACCCACACCTGTTTTGAGTCTTTGAAGTAATAACCAAGACCTTCCTTTGATGGATGCCAATTGATTCGTCTGTAAACTCCGATTCCTCTTGTAATGTCATTTGCATACCGATGATAAACGGGGCCAAGACCTCCATGATTTGGTGAAAGCAAAGCTAGATCGTTAAGACTAGCTTTCCCTTTGGTCATGATGTCGTAAAGGCGATGTTTGCAAAACATTTGGTCAATTTTGGATTCGACGAACATCTCAGCTTCGATAGTTTGAAAATCCATGGTAGGGACTGTGATCCTCTTTTCATCTTTTTCTTCACAGTCTCTGATCATAGTGAAGAAATGAATAAATGGTGTGTCTTTTTTAGCGAATTTATCTTCCAATTTGGAGTTATCGGCAAGCTTTAACCAACGATGATTTCTAGTGAATGTGAATAATTTTCTCTCTTTCTGAATCCCCTTTGCCCTGGCTAACAGAAGTTCTATCACATCGTTGATATGATACGTGTGAGAAATGTGATTGTTTTCAATTGTCGGGGTCAAGATGGCTCCACTCTTTGCTTTGAGGTTGATGTTTAATGGGAGTCTGAGCAGGAATCCGTTGTTCGTGATTAGTTCAATGTCGTAATTGTAATCACCCTTGTCGACCCATCTCATGCACGACTCTTTTAAGCTCATTTTTGGAAAGTGATTGCTGTAAATCAAGCTGCTGGGTGTCACAAAACCCTCTTGATCTAGAGTGATGTAACTTTTGACCTTTTCAAACCCTTCCAGCCTCATTTGGGGGACTCCTCCTATTGGCAAAAATGTGATGTATTTGTCAAGCCTGCAATAAGACTTTTCACATTTGAATGTCCCATATTGTTCATCTACGCCGATCCCTAGGGTCTCATCAAATCTTATTGTCTCTTGCTTGCAAATTGTGTAGTCTTTACTGACCTCGCTTGAGCTCATCCAGCGACAGTCTGGAGGAGGAAACAGAGGATTACTATCTGAGGAAGATGGATGTTCATCTAGAGGAAGGTCAATTATCGAATGGTTCAATTTTTGAATCCCGAAGAAATTTTCTTCACACTTAGTGCTCCATCTTTGTTTATAACAGAGATTCCCGGTTTTAGTGATCAAGTTGTTTTTGAGCAATTCTACATCTATTTTGAGATCGCTGGTATGATCTCTTTCGAATTGGTTGTACGGGCACGACAAGTCCTCAATTTTGACCGGCTTGAATTGACTTTTCATCTCGACTGGAAAGAAAACATGCTCCAAGCTGTGAGCAGTATACAGGCAGGCAAAGGCAAAAATGAGAATGAATGTTTTTTTCATGTTGCAAAAATTGTTCATTTTATTGTTGTTAAATCTTTACTGTGAATTTCTGTACTCGGCGACCAACTCGCTCCAGTGCTGAGATAGATATTTGTAAGGCAGGTTTACACCGACATACCAGCCAAAAAAAGTCAAATAATTGATTAGGCTCCCAAAGGCGTTGTAATAGCCTAAAGTGTACATGGCTATGAATGCACTCAGGCGCTTTGAGATGATTAGAGCGAGCAGGACGATTATAATCACCACAATCATCTTGATTGGTGTTGTTTTTTTCATTAATGGATAATCAAAATGTCTCCGTCATAATCCTCAATGCAATGGTATGGAGACATCCCCCACTGCTTCATCTTTTGCTGGACTCTTTTGTTCATCGCGCCTCCTGACTTTGCTTCTTCCGAAATGATTTCGTACTCACATCGGATGACCCAGTCCTTGATGCTGAAACAATGAAATTTTTCGTGTTCGAAGTATTGAGTCAATTTTGGATTGTACAATTTAACTTTTACACGGAACTCTCCCACGAACCCGTTCTTCTTTCCACATTTGGATTTCACCCAACTTCCACAAGACAAAGCCAATGCGGTGAGGAATATCCCCTCGAATTCGCTTGGTCCCCTATAAGATTTTGCTGCGGCTTTCTCAAGATCAATCTTTCTCAACTCCGTGTTGCCTTCCTGAAGAAGCTCAAACTTGATTTTAAAATTAATTTTCAAATATCTGATTGAAAAATGACTGTGTTGTCCAAGCTCACATGGACTCTGAGAAAAAACAGAGTCATCAGATTTTCCGAACAAGTTGACGATAGAGTTCATCTTTATAGATGTTGTTTTTTTCATGTTAGTATAAGCAAGCAAGCCACTCCTCAATGGTTAGAAGGTCGCCTTTCCTCTCTCGAATCTTTTGGGGACAGAAGTCTTCCAGGTCAACGAACTTGTTCTTCCCATCTTTACAGATATGTAGTCCACGATTCGCTTTTTCGATAAACTCCTCCATTGTCAACATGTCGTCCCCACAGAAGCTTAGTCGATAATCCATCTCTCCCAATTTTGAATTCATACTCGAATTTGGTTGAGACGCTTCCTTTGGGCTCTGCATACATTTCTGGTTTGGTTTCTTCGAGTCCTTTAAGATCTGATGCAGCGGAGGCGCCTTGTTGGAAGATTCCATTTGCTTCTGCTTGATCTCTGATTCTGGAGACAAATTTTCGAAGAATCCTCCTTCGATTAGCTTCTTGATCAGATAGCGTTGATCGCACACTATTTTTTTAATGCGAAGTCTATCATCCACATACTCAAACTCAAATGGAAAGCCATCAGCCTGGAGTTGCCTCATTTGTCTGCCAATCTCTCTCACTCCATCTTCATATCCTTGCTCGTAGAGCTTTCTGGCTCGGCGGCTGGAGTAAGGGTTCTCTCCACAATCATTTTCGTCAGTTCGATCGCTGCATTCTTCCCCCTCTGGGTCGACAAAAGAATCATTATGAATCGAGTTTGCAGCCCATGGATAAGGGACATCACACGCTCCAGCATTAGCGCCGTCAGATTTTTGCATGAATTCCACCAATTGAGAAGATGATTCCCGTGAGACTCCTCCTGACAGTTCCAGTTGTGGCATTGATTCAGGGTCTCCAACACAGTCCTCACTTGGGTCGGATTCATCTTTAATAGCTTCTTGATACTTTGTTAAGTTTTCCAGAGTTTTAGTAGACAACATATTTAATCTTGTTGTTTTTTTCATGTGCGATTCAAAGAACTGTGCAAGGAATCGGACGATCACTCAATGCAGATTAATCGCCATACATGTTTTGGATCTTTTCTCCAATCGTGTCCTGCCTGGGATTGACGATCCTGGTAGCTTGTTCTTTCATGAATTTCAGAACCACCTCTGGCAAGCTGAAATCCCGTTTTTTAAGCCACTTGTACCAATCAGCTGCATCTCGTCCTTCTGGAAGATCTTCTGACTTCTTATCACCAGCGACCAGAAGACCTTTTGCTCCTTGTCTTTCTTCTTTTGGATTATCAGAATAAATCAGTTTCCAATCCATCTTTGAGTTGATGACAAAGGCCAAGAGCCCTGCGTTTCTAATAATTCCTGCCTCTCCAGTGCAATCCAACATTCTTGCATCAATAGATCTTCTCTTCAACAGAAAGGTTCCAGTCGCATGAATAAAAAGATGAACCCCTGGATTTTGAGTCGTCGAATATGGACTCAAACGAGAGATTTGCAGGTCAATGATGTAAGGGGTAAAAGAGAAGTTTTCCTCTACTTCTTGCCCTTCTCTAGCCAAGCGATCAAATTCAATGGAAACTGCAGGACAGAAAATCCAAGTGAGTCCCATTGTGAGATCGCCATCACAGATTCTCCTAAGATGATTCAGCCCGATCAAAGCTGCAGCATCGCGATATCTGGATGTTATGGTTCCAATTCTGCAAATCGCTGCTTCATTGTTCTTGAATTTGAAGAAGAACATGTCCAATGCGGCCACGATTTTGCAATAGTTGACATCATTAATCCATTGATCACTGGAGCCCCAAGATGCTAAGTATTTCGGAGCATCAGGACATGCTGCTTTAAGAACTCGATCTGCAGATTCTGCAATTCTAGTTTTGTAATCACCTTTGGCTGCTCTTCCAACCCTATAAGCGATCAATAGATAAATTGCCATCCAAAGATAGTCCTTTTCATCTGCCTCAGCTGATTCACCCAATGTCAAGTCTCCAGATCTAGCGACCGTGAATATGCTGAACGGATTTATTGATTGACCCTTTGCACCAATTGTTATCCCAAAGCTGATCCAATTCGTCTCAAGTTGCTCTTTGATCTCTCGGAAATAATAGTAAAGATATGTCTTGGCTACATCGCATGATAATTTGTTTTTCTCGATTCCATGTTTCACTGCTCTAGCTAGGGCCTGAAGTGTCCCGTTATAGTTTGGGATGACCAATCCAATAGTTTTACCTTCACGCAACACGTCAGATGGGTATTCCGGCTTGTCCTTGTCTGCAACTAAAGGAACTCCAATTGCCTTTTGAGTCAATTGATTATATACTTTGGATAAAGACATATTGATTGTCTGTTGTCTTTTCCTTCTAACACAATTGAGGTCTTCTTTTTTCTCGT